GCGAGAGTGTGCGCAGCTGTAGACGTGACGACGAAAGCCACGCCGACCAGGTTCGCATCGTTCGATGCTGTGATAGTGACGAGGTCACCGGGGTTGGGTTCTGTCGAAGCGGCAGGGAGTCGGACACGGACAGACTCATCTGTGAATCCTTGCCCGCCTTCCACTTCCCTCGCATCGGTAGAAGTGCCAGGCTTTGAGATGAGGCAAGCACCAGAGAACACCGTCAATGGTGTGGCAGCGGTGAGCTCCAAGGTCGTCGGATCCATTGTGCGGCCGGACGTGTCGCCGCGTGTGACCACGCACGAGTCGGTCAGAATGAGCGAAGCTACGAACGCCTGCGCCTGCGTGATGTGGTCGAACATGGTTCCACCATAAGCGAGCCTGGCTGTTTCTAAGGACGCGGCCTAGTCGTAAACTATCTCGCCTGCCAGGACACGGTCGACCTCTTCCACGTCTTTGGTGAAGAACAATTGGAACGCGTCTTCTGCACCCAGGGCTGTCGCCAGGGCGAGCGTGATGAATGGGGGCGGACAGTACTCCGGTACGACGTCAGAGAAGTCGAGGTCAGAGTCTTCGAACAGTTCCCAGACTCGCCCTGCGGCAAACACTGGCAGGTCCTCGGCCATCAGAAACCCACCAGCGAAGGATTCAAAACGTTTTCTTTAACCCATTCGGCAAGGTCGGGGTATTCTTCCCGCCAGGCGGCGCCGTCTGCCGCTGTGCCTGTCCGGGTAGACGGGCCTTGGAAGTACATTCGGGAGATCTCGGGTAAGGCCTCCGACCGTTGGGTGGTGGCGTAGCTCCAGTCCGAATGTTCGGGTGTGCCTTTGTCGAAGCCTTTGTGGATCTCTTTGACACGTGCGAATATGCCGTCTGCTTCGATCTTGTTGCGTAACATCAGATCCTTTCCTAGCTTGATCTCAGAGATATAGTCAAGAGTGTGGACTAGCTCGTGAATGAATACTCCGCCGACTGCGTCCGGGTCGATGTTCTTCGATGCCTTCGTCGGCCTGGCTTTCACTTTCCTCGCCAAGTAGAGTTCGTACCTGTCCGTAAACGCTTTGACGTCGAACTCTTTCGTCTCGATCATCAGCGCTTTTTTCTGGTTCTGCCACGAGCCGCCGACGTAGCCACGTACGGCTTGCGTCCTGGTCTGACTGGTGGCGTTGATGGAAAGGTCTTCCACTGACTCGGCTAGCTTCCGGAAGATCGCTGCGGCCTCGTCGCCACCACCGGCCTTCAGCATCTTGTCAGCCGCTTCCACCCCGGCCCGCAGGACATCTTCGGCCCCACGTGCCACTGCTGGCCGGTTGATGTAGCCGACCGAACCTCCGGCCCTGCCATTGCTAACCTTGCCAGCGAAAGTGACTGTACCTTCGAACAGCGCGTCGGCCAGGGATCTCGATGCAACTTCGGCGGCCAAAGACGACGCCCTCGCAGCAGACGCCGCCTCAGCGGTCCTAGACGCAGCGGAGGCCACGTCCACGGCACTCACCCTAGCCCGAGGCTGGCGAGGCGCACGGGCCGTCCTAGGCGCCCTGGGGGCCCTTCTGGCCTGACGTGCAGCAGCGGCCCTGGTTGGCAGGGGAACCTGGAACGGTCCACCCTCCCGCACAGGCACAGGAGGCACAGGGGACCCGTCTAGATCCGGACGGCCACCGAACGAACGGCGGCACCCTGGATGGGACAGCGGGTAGGCAGCAGCCGTTACAGCATCGACTATCATGCCGTTCGCTTCGCTGCCATCATTATGAGAAGTCAGGCCGCAGCCAGGGCCATCAAAGATCTCAAAGCGTGTGATCCCGGCAGACACCCCAGAGTTCACGGCCCCGGCGTTGTAGGCCACGGCTGTCTTAGTCCTGACGACCATTTCGGCATACACTTCGAAAGACTGGCGCGCCCCGTTTGCGTACACCACCGAAGTGATAGGCATCGGGACTCCGGAATCGGCGACGGCCTGAGCGCCCAGGTCCCGGAACTTCTTCGCCAGAGTGTCAGCCGGTGTGCCCTCAATGTATCCTTCAGCTGAAAGCTGCCTGGCAGTCTCACGGATCCACCTCTTAGCGTCCTTGGACACTCCGTCAGTGGCAGCCAGCAGGTCGCTGTAAGTGTCGGCGCCTAACGACTCGATAGCTTTACGGTTAAACTGCGTCCACCTAAACGGAGAACCAGAAGCAACGCCGCCCGACTGATAGATGTCAGGCAGGACCTTGGTGGAGAACCTCCCGGAAGCTTCCACCATGGCGTCGACCTCCGCCTCGATAACCTTAGACAGGGCGCCCAGCCGTGCGCGTGCACGGCCCGCCCTAGGGTCAGTTAAGATCGCCGCCATTTCCGCTTCGACTCTGCGCTGTGAGGCGGAGAACAGCCCCAGTATGTCTTGGGCTTTGTCGAACTCAGCCGCCGGGATAGCCACTTGCTAAACACCGAAGAGGCCGTCTCTATCAGAGCGCCCCACGGAACCAGCAGACTTCAACACAGGAGCGTCTAAGTCCAGACCAGAAGCGGCCCTGACGAGATCCTCTAACCTAGTGATATCCGAATCGTAGATCGTCCGGTCGTTCGAGCGGTCTTCCGAATAGTCGCCCGAAGCGGAGAACTTGGAAGGGCGAGCGGCTAAGGTTTCCCGCAAAGCAGACCGGCGGCCACGAAGGACAGAAAGAGAAACAGAATAAACAGACCCGTGTCGAGTGTGCAGCACCTGGAGCTCTGCGTCCGTGGGCAACAGGCCCACCCAGTCCCGGACGTCAAGGATCTGGTCAGCGGTCAGAGTCATCCTTTTGGCACCGGCTTCTTAACGGACTTCTTGGCCGCAGGTTTCTTGACCGCAGGCTTCTTAACTTCGGGCTTAACCTCTGGTTCAGCAGCCTTCAACTCTATGGCAGGGACTACCCCGCCCTCCCAAACCGCCGGATTAGACAGGCGAGGCCACAAAGCCGCAGGAGGAGTATCACCAGGCATGAACCAAACGCCACTAACACACACACGTTTGACCAGCTTAGACATTGGAAACTTTCACGATAGAAAAACAAAGGGGGGCGACCACTCACACCAGAAGATGTGAGGGTCGCCCCCGAGATTACCACCACACAAAGTGATGGTGTGAGGTTGCCAGTTAGCGGGTGAAGTTGTAGAAGTGATTAGGAACAACAGCAGGCATGAACAAGGCGTCAGCGACAGTCTTGATCTGTACCGGGTCAGTCGAAATCGCTTCGTATGCTGCGATGCCAGCCTCGCCACTACCCTGAATGTCTACAGCGGTACCAACAGCCGAAGAGATACCGAATACGCGTCGAGCGCTAGGGGCCTCAAGGTTGCCAGGCGGCATGTACATGACAGAGTCAGCAGGGAACACCAGGTCAGAGTTGACCTTCTCATTGAAAGGAACGAACGGGCACAAAGCGTCAGCTTCAAGAACGTTGTTCACTTCACCGAGAGACATGATCCGTGCAGTGTTGACCGGGGCAGTGTTGCCCTGGACTTCTGCGTTCTTTTGGAACAAGCGGATAGTTGCAGTCGAAGCGTAAGCTACAGCAGGAGCGAAGCCGTTAAGGTCTTCGTATGCGGCGCAGACGTCAGCGTGGTCGGTCCAAGCGTTAGCGTTCACGGTGTCAGTCCATGAGGTGCCAGCGGTAGCCTTGCGTGAAGCGTTGTCACCGAAGTCGATGACGTCAGAAACGCCACCCTCTGCGATGGTCAGCTTGCCCATGCTCATGGCCTCGCCAGTCAGCAAGCGGATCCGCTGCCAAACCGCACGGACAGCACTGTCCAGGTCGTTGTACGCTTGCTGGATGAGGAGATTGTCAGCGTTCGCACGAAGGCGAAGGCGGTCATACTCGTTCATAACGATCGAACCGGTGATCGGTGCGATGCCCATGGTCTTGACTGAGTGACCGAACTGGCGGTCAAGGATCTTGCCTGCTGCGTCATAGCTGCGAAGCTCAGCGACAGGAATGCCCATGTTCACCAGAGACTCGATCGAGAACACTACGTCCTCAATGAAGCTGACAGGTGCCCACTGTGCGAGACCGTCGGTCTCAGCCAAAGCCAAGACCAGGTCGCGGGCGTACATTGTAAGTACGGCTGGGTCTTCAAGTGTGTCGAATTGTGTTGCCATTATATTTGCTGCTTTCTAAGAAGGGTTAGGTTAGATGAACTGGATGTGACCGGCTACGTCAGCCTTGCCGTTGGCGTCAATAGCCACCGGAAGAGACGCTTCAATCACCATACAGTGGCGGATCATTGGGACAGAGACAGTGGTGGTGGTTGCGGTGACAGGAACGTCACGGAACAGAAGGCCTACGAGGACTTCGGTGCCGTCGCTGTTGCCGTCCTTGTACTCGGCGTACTTGCCGGAGGCGGTGATCTTGCCCAGCGGGAAACCAGCAGCGATGTATCCAGCAGAGTAGTCCGCTGCATCAATGTCTGAGATGTCAATAGCGACACCCTCCATGGTGTCAAAGCCGTGGGTGTTCTTGAAAACGTTGGTGCGAGTGCCCGACGTGGTAACTGTCTTTACTTCTAGATCCATTTGCCGGACCCTTTCTGTGTTGTCATCTTGTTACTTGGAGAGCGAAGGATTTCGCTTCTCGAAAATCTCTCGGGCCTTGTCGGCTGGCGACATGACCTTACTGCCGGTGGCTGGGCCTTGGCCGCCATTGTCGGAGTCTACGACGGTCCGTCCACCTGCTGCCGTGAAGACTGCAGGGAGTGCGGAGCGCAGCGCTTCGACAGCGGCAGCTATGGTTGCAGCGTCTGAACCCTGCGGGACATCTACAAGCTTTGCGACCAGGTCCGGAGCGCCAGCAGTTCGCAGCGCAGCAGACACGGCCATGGCGTGACCGGATGCTGCGACGGCTGAACGTTCGGCAGCGATAGCTGTCCGCTCTTCCTCGATCAAAGCGCGTGCCCGGTCGAGCTCTGACATGGCAGCGAGGTCTTGTTCTTTGCGTTCAGCGATGAATGCTGCGGCTTCAGCTGCGGACATTCCAAGGGATTCAACTATTGCGGCTTCCACGTCGGATGCGGCCGAGGCTCGCACGGCGTCCAGGTCGACGGCAGCCGGGGCTTCAACAGCAGCAGCCGGGGCTGCCACTTCGGTTTCTTCACTCATCAAATAGTCCTTTTGTCGGGAGTAAACCAATTGTGACAGCTGCGAGAGTGACCGAAATGACGCGGCCAAAACGCAAAAGGCCCCGACCTCTCTGCGGAGATCGGGGCCAGCTGCCGAGAAGGTCTAGCGAAAGTAGGTCCGGTGGACGTGGCCAGCTTCGCAACCCCAGCCCTCGTCCGTGTCAAACGCAGCGCTGCCGCACTCGACTAGCTTCCACGTGTCGGACTCGCTGTCTGGCTCTTCGCAGCCGCTAGGGATCTGTTCCAGCCACTGGCAGATTGTAGAGTTCCCGTTCTCGGTGATCAGGCCAGCCTTGAACTCTAAGCGACGGAGGCGGCGTCGGAGCTTCTGCTCTGCCTTCTCGGCCTGAGCATTCTCGATGTAGGTCTGGCGGGAGTGCTCTGCAGCCAAGTGCACTTCTTCTCGCATGATGTGGACTTCTTCAGGGATCAGGGTTTCGTTCATGGACCCAATATACACGGTCTGTGCCAAACCGCAACCCTTAATCAAGATTTCTTTTAGACGCGCAAAAGCCCGGCCCCCTCAGAGAAGGAGCCGGGCGGGAGGCCGTTAGATTAGTTCGCCTCCTTCAGTATAGATCCCGAGGATGCGAGCGACAGCCGACTCGTCACCGATAGCGTCGGCCAAGTCCTTAGCGCCTGCGTAGTCCTCGCGGGAGATGCGGGCGAGTTCTTCGGAGACATCGCCTACAGCGACGCCAGCAGACGAGAGCATGCCCACGGCTGTAGCCCTGGAGATAGCACGAGCCCCGAGGAGAGAGACGACCTCAGCCGAAACGGTAGAAGCATCTTCACCGATGACCGGGCCGAAGTCCACGGACACTGCGGGCGAGTCGCCGTCTTCTAACGCTCCGCCGAACTGCGCCAGACGCTGTACCATTTTCAGGCCGAGAGAATATTTCTCACGCCGCACCAGACGCAAACGTTCGATCATCTGCACGAAAGGCTGCTGCTCCAGACGGACCTTCACGCCCGACGTGTTTGACTCTCCGGCGGTCAGACCTAGGACAGGCTTGCCGACCTCAGAGACGACCGCCACCTGTGCGAGCATCCAGTCAGCCACGCCCACCAGAGGATCAAGGGACGGCGCCAGGTTGATTGTGGTTACCTGCCCGTCGCCGATCTCCAGGACTTCACGCGGCGCGATCTGTGTGCCAGCTGCGACCGACACACCGGATGCCAGGATGGCAGGCCCAGCTGCCAGGGCTGCCGCCTCCGTCAAATCCATGCATGCTGCGCCGAGCTTCTCCAGCAGATCCACACACAACAGCAGAGACGAAGAACCGAAATGGCCGACACTAGACGGCGTGTTCGGAACGTGCTGGACCGGGATGAAGTTGACACCGATGTCCGTGACAGGCTGGATTACCGTGCGCGATTGTTCGTCCAACGAAAGCCAGTCGAGCTTGTCGCCCTCGTCCCAAACGTAATGCGACATGTAGCAGGTCTCTGTGGTCGTTTCGCCCCATGGCATGGTTCGGCTTACGGCTTCCAGGTTGCCGTCTGCGTCCAGGATGAGGACGTCTTCCCTGTTCGGGCGGTCCTCGTAATCAAACGACCGTGGCACTGGGCG